TTTCTCATGTAGCCCATATTGTTTCTTACCTTCTCGGGGAGATTAGGAAGACCCTTGTTGTCTGGTGGTATTGGTTTTAATTTAGCCATATCTTTCTCCTATACTTATTTTAAGCTTATCATAAGAATTATTTATAGACTACCCCTGTTATACCAAAGATAAAAGATAAACATAAAAAAGCCAGCCACTGTGAGAACAAGAAGAAAAATACTGATAATTTCTACCAAATGTCTTCTAGCTTCACGTTGTGCATACAGTGTTTCCTTACGTTTCTTTCTAATCTCAGCCTCCATTCTCAACAGTTCTTGCCAAGCATTTGGGCCACACATTGAAGATATTAATTTTCTTAACTCATCTCTTTGATTTTCTAGTTGTTTCTTTTGAGTGAATAACTCTATTGCCTCTTCTTCTACACTTTTAGCATTAAATATTTTTCTAAATATGGGAGGGTTCTTAGCTTCATGGTGCGCTCTATCTATATCGGATACAGCACTCATCCAGCGTGACAGGTCTTTGCCCATCGACTCCACCTGACGGCCGATGGAAATGCCTTTTTTTAGTGCCGAAAAAGCGGAACCAGCAATCGCCATTGCCGAGATCGGATCGACCATTGTACCCTCCTAAGACCCAACGACTCCCGTTGTTACTTTTCTTCTGTCTCCCATGACTGCACCACAGCCCCTAGCTACAACAGAACCCGGAGTTAGCTTACCATTATAAGGTCTTTTAGCCTGCGTTCCTTTTTCCAAGCCCCCAAACTTTTTAAAACTCACTTTGGCTTTTTTTGTATTAGAGACAACAGTCTTACCTTTGCCGCCCTCACGTTTCTTTTTACGAGCAGTCTTAGCTCGTTCAGCCTTACTGAGACTATTTGCTTTTGCTCTTGGCAGGCACCGATCAGGGTTCTTCTTATCTTTTGAAGTGCCACATTTACCTTTGATAGATCCATCACTTCCAATCCTCACCCAGTCTTGTTTTAGCCATTTCTTAAGCTCACCCATTACCTACCCTTTCGCTTGCCGCCTTTTGACTTCTTTGCGTAGTTTGGGTCTTTACAGTATTTTGATGCGGCCAAGTTTGCATACGCTGACGGGTATGTATCAAAGGTGCGTTTAGCCCACGCCTTACCCTCTGGGCATATCTTTGATCCCTTACTCTTTGCACTGGCCTTCCCCCCTTTTTTAAAATAAATTAGTTTACTAGTCGCTGCCATTTTTGTTTGCCTTTCTTATCGCCTCTTTACCTTGTTTAAATATTCTAACAACTTCTGACTTACCCATAACTTTGGCTCTTTGTTCACCAACCGTCAATATCTGTATCTTTCGAGCAAACGGTTTGTTTATTTTCTTGACCTTCGCCACAGTCTTTCGAGCATCAGACGGTGTAGCAAACTTAATACTAACTGTGTCTCTGGGATTCTCGTCTGTATACAGCCTCCTGCCCGAACCTTTTGGTTTTTTACCTGTCCCTACTTTAGGATCTTTTTTTCTTGTTCCCATTTTTATATCGAGTTCTTTGATCTTTTTCTATTTTTGAAAGAGCTCTTGCTTGCTTTGCATGAGTCTTAGATGCTTTTTTAAGTCCCTTTATAACTTTCTTTAAAGGTTTTGTATAATGAGGCATTACTTCTTTCCCCGTTTCTTTTTACCAGCACAATAAGCCCGTTCACTAAATCCTTTTGGTTTTTTACAGTTTACGGACTTTTTTCTTTTTGCGCTCCACTTCTTCTTTTGTGGCGGTTTGTTTATTTGTTGCGGTATACTAGATCTGCGTATTGCCATTAAATAAACTTCTCTAACCCAGCAATTGTCACAATTAAAATCGCAATACCCCAAAGCCTAGTATCTAAATTTTTTAGATGCGCCTTTTGATCGTCAAGCCGCTCCTCAATGCGTTTGTAGCGTAAAGCGCACTCTGCCTCATGACTTTCAACTTTTGCTAACACTTCCTCTGGAGTCATCTAACACTTCCATCTTCTTCTAGCTTGCCTTAAACGGCTATTCGGATCTTTCGCTGCCTTTGGAAACTTTTTCATTTGTCCAGCAGAACGAGCGCAAAAAGACTTACGCCTTTTAGCATCTTTACTGCCTTTCTTAACTTTGCCTGTAACAGCCGTTTTTAACTTAGAGCCTGGGTTGTCTCGCCTGTAACGAGCAACACCAGCCTTAGTCATTCCCGCCCCAGACTTGGTGGAGCGGAAATATTTTTTTGTTTTTGGCGGTTGCTTATCTCGCTTCCGAGTCATGACTCTACCCAAAGAATCCTGTGATAGAATCTATGGCAGTAAGCGTAACATGACAACCATCCGAGAATATTATTCCATGGTCAGGAATACTAACCTGAGTATCATCTGATGCTAGAAAGGTCATAGTCAAAAGCGTTGCTCCCGAACCACTGCCATTCCTAAACACTGCGGCAGGAGAACCACTACCTGCACTTTTGACAACAAACGATTTCAAACGTGTTCTACCACCGTTTAATGTACCTGTACTAGTAGCTGTTTTTGCAATAATAGAACTAGCCATTGTAGCCTCCTATTATTGAACGCTGTTGTTAGCCATCACATAAGTAAGGATGCCTGTAAATGTACCACCAGTAGCAGCAGATGAACCAACTTTGCCAGTAACAGTAGCATCAGCAGCTAAACCACCAGCAACAGCCAAAGCACCATTTGCACCCACTACTGTGCCTTTAGTGTCTGCATCAACTTCGTTAAACAAACCGTCATCATCAGCAGATGTACCAATATCAACTGTTGGGTTTGTGCCACCAGTTGAACCACCAATGACCGTAATTGAAATTGGTATAGCTCCTGCTGGTAAAGTAAGTGTTTCACCAGAGGTAGCTGAAGTACCAACTCTTACATTAGTAGCTGAAGTTTGTGTTGGATCAAAAGAAATCTGAACGCTTTGCGTTACAGGAACAGGTGTGTGGGTGCCTTTAATACCACCACCATAAGAGCGAACAATGCCCTGAAAAGATGTTGTAGCCATATTAATCTCCTTGTCTTGGCTAATGTCTGCTTGATTGCAGTCAAGGGTTAAATAATCATACCTTAAAAAATAAAAAGCGGCAAGGTTAGTTGATGCCTAGACCTTACCGCCACATCTACAGGAGAGATGTTTCTTTTATGCGCCCGGTGAACCGAACACACATCTTGGGTCAGAGAATCCGAAGCTGTAACGCTCACGAGCTTTGAATCTCATGTTACCTGTGTCAAAATCAGGATCCATGTTGGTAGCCAACGCTAGACGCTCAAAGTGCTTGAAGCCATTTGGTGCATCTGTCTTGATGAAGAACGCATCTGTGTCAGTCAAGAAGTCATTAACGACATAGCCATCTGGTAGCATGCCCATTGTCTTGATTGCGTTTACATCATTGTCGGATGTTCCAACACGAAGATTAGAAACAAGTAGCCTCTCTGCAATAAACTGAAGCTGACGAGGAACGATTAGCTTCATACCGCGAAGTGCGATAATCAAACCACGCTCATCAACAAATCCAGCAATACTGATTAACGCATCTTCAAGAGAAGTTTCGTTTAAATCAGCAGCAGTTGATGGCTCGTTGTTAAACGTACCACCACTTGTTAGAGGGTGAGATGCGTCACATAAAGCAACACCGTCACCACCAGCAAAAGCACCAGCGGTAAAAGCATTGTTCAATATTGAAGCAGCTTTCACTTGTTTTGAGTGCGCCATAGAACGTGCAAGTGCACGAGTATAGCGTGATGCTAGACGATCATACAGATTATCTTCGATAGCTTCCTCAGTGATCGAGAAGGCCATAGCAACTGTCTCGTGGTTGTAACGAGCAGTGTATGCTTCCTGCGCATCATCAAATGACACACCTGCACCTTCTGTTTTTGTTGGGGCTGCACCGAAGCCTGATAGCATTACCTCTTCTTCAAAAGCACGATCTGATGCCTCTGTGTCGAAGATTTCAGAATGCTGACCTTCATAACGGTTGTATTCCATGCCAAAGAGAGCGTTTAAACCGGGCTCTAATTCTTTGGCGAGTTGTGCTCTAGAAATAGCCATTCGTCAATCTCCCTTAACCTACTGTTGCTTCAGCAGAGCCTGCTAGAAGCGCATGGTTGTTAATTACCACAATCAAAGGAATACCAGCAGCGGTGAAATCCTCATTCTCTGGATCGTCAAGAATACCAACAATCTTTAGAGGATGGGATAAATCTGAAGCGTCTACAGTTGAAACGTCCAGTTGTGCGGCTGATATGCCAGTGGTTGTACTTCCATCTGCTGCACCCTTACCAGATTCAGCAGAAAACTCGGCATTCTCAAAGATAGTAGCGATTGCTCCTGCCTTATTTGTGAGTGTAGCGTCTGAACAAATTATGAAACGCTGGAAAGGATTGTCATGAACAAACCCGATAATATCAAAGTTTGTGTCAGCCCCTGACCCAGGCCAAAAATTTGAAAAGACCTTTTTGCCTGTTGATGATGATACATATTCACAGCCTGCAAAGACCCCTACGCCTTTCAATGTGTCAGCAGAAGCAGTACCTGACACAGCAATTGTGCCACCGTTTGTTGCAAAAACTAGAGAACCTTGAAAGATCGCAGAAGCATCACTGGCAATGTGATATGAATTAGTGCCCTGAGTGGCGGGTGCGCCACCGAGCATGTCGATTGGTTTTAAACCAAATCCAACATTTACGTTTGCCATATTTTAGCTCCTAAAATTAGGTGGCTAATCTTTACCACCAAAAGTTACACGACTACGCCTATCCGGTTTGTGAATAGGCATTGAGGAAT